AACGTGAAGAACTATGTTAGCACCAAGTCCGTCCAGACGCAACATGCAATCCGCCAGCAGGTCACGGCAGGTGCCTTGGATAATGTTGTTGAACAGGCTGCCGCCGTAGGTGCCGACCCGCGCCCAGTTGGCCGAGTTCTGCGGATCCTTGATGACCTTGCCCTTCTTCCGGTCGTCCGGGGAAGGGTTGGTCATGTAGGTCAGTTGCGGCCCGTATTCGCCTTCCAGCAATTTCGGATACGGGTAGCAAATTGCGCGACCACTTGGCAGCAGGCACCATAGAAACGAATCGGCCACTTTGAACTTGGCTTGGCAACCGGGGTGGCCGCAAGCGTAGACTTCGCCGGGGTTTTTGACGGCGCTGATTGCCGCCCTTTGGATGTCATACCACGTGCCGACGATGCGCGGGTGCGCCGAGCGCCAGGCGTTTTTGAACTCGTCTGCTTTTTCATCGGTGACTTTCACTCCGTAAGTTTTGCCCATCACATGAAAGCTGCCGGCCCCACCCTGGTAGCCGAAAGCCAACTCCATCGTCTTGCCGACCTGCCGTTCTTCCGAGGGATTCTTGACAGACTCCACCGGCACGTTGAACGACTTGGCATAGGCCAACTCGTAGATGCCCGGCCCTGTCTTGGCGTCGGCTGCGCGGAAGGCTTCGATCTTCCAGTGTTCGCCAGCGAACCACGCAGCGCCCCGCCCTTCGACGTTTGAGAAGTCCGCCGCCAGCAGCATCTTGCCGGGCGCTGCTGTAAAGAACGACCGCATACACCGGGACACCATGGACAGTGGCGGCCCGTAGATCATGTCGATAGCTTCATGCTGCCCGCCCCGCACCAGTTCCAAGACGTGCTCAATGATGTGAGCCTTCGGCATATCACGGACTAGATTGTGGACTTGCACCGCGCGGCCAGCCCAGCGCCCGGTGGCGGCACCATGATACTGGACTAGATTGCGCAGCCGGTTATCGTCGCCGGCTTGGTTGACCATGACGTTGAACTTGGCGTTGCTTGCCTTGCCAGCCTCTTGCCGCAGCGTCAGGACACGTCGGGCAGCAGCGGGCAGGGTATCGTCGGCCAGCAGTTCCGTGACATCCGCTTTAGCCAAGCCAACGAGTGCTTTGTGGCAGCCTTGTTCATTAAGCCACTCCTTGATCGGAGCAAGCGCCGTGCATGAAGTCGCGGCGCCACCGGTGGCGTCGGCCATCTGTTCGTCATATTTCACCTTCATGGTGTCGGCCAGGGTGATCGCTGCCTTGGCCGTGGGCACGTCAATCATCACGCCACGCTGGTTGATCTGGTAGTCCAGCAACCAGACCTGGCGTTCCTTGTCGGAGAGGGGCATCAGCCGCTTGTGCAGTTCCCGTTCGACCCGCACGTCCTGCCGGCAGTATTCGTAGAGGCGGGCCAGCTTGTCTTCTTCGTCCCACCACGTCAGCGGCTGGCCCGGCTTCGATCGCGGCCGGCACATCCGGAGCATCAGACTGCGCCCTTCGGCGTCCTTCAGCACGCGCAGCCCCATGGCAAGGGCGGCGTCTTCCAGATTGCCGGGCAGACCCATGGCGTACGCCATCGCCATTGTGCAGTAGGTTTGCTCGGGTTTCAATTCCGGCCAGTCGAATGTCTGCGCTTCGACGTTGTTCCAGATGGTCAGTTCAAAGGGCGCGTTGTGCGCGTAGACCGGCAGCCCGGCTTCGACGTGCCGCCACACCGGTGTCGGCAGCGGTTCGCCCTTGCGCCATATCTCCGGCTCCATGTCGCCAATCGCCCACGCCATGCACCAGATGCCGGTATCCGGATGGCGGGCGTAGTTGTGCAGCCCGACTTCCCGCAGGTCAACGGTGCTGCGGGTTTCAAAGTCGATGTGCAGGACGGGTTCTGTCACAGTAGATCAGCCAAGCATGTAGGCTGAGATGACTTCTGCGGCGACTTGCGGGACGATCGCATTGCCGTAGGCGCGCAGGCGTCCCACTCGGCTGGCAGCCCCATGAGCCAGCGGGAATGTGCCGGGTTCAACTGGCCGCCACTTTCCATCCCGGCAGTGGAGCCAATCAGCATCTCGCCAGTGTCCGTTAGTCGGGCGGGGCCGTTCTTCGCCAGCAGGACGAAGTCGTGCAGATCGCTCGACCGTTCCGGATTCGTCGCTTGTTGTTCCGATCCGCCCCGCGTTGCATTGTTCGCTTGTGGTGTAGGCCACCCCGCCAGATTCGCCTGCCGCGGCAACTGATCGAACCGCTCCGTCCCATCCTCCCTCGGCTTGATGTCCGCCGCAGTGTCCTTCCAGTCCCTTGTTGTTGTTGTTACCCAGCCGGCGAGGCGTACCTGATCTTGCAGGTTCACCGCATGACCCTGCGCCTTCCGCAACTCCGGGTCTTGCCCCTGACCGCGCAAACTGTTCGGACTGCAACTGGTTGGACTCAGCCACGAACCACAATCGCTGTCGGATGTGCGGCGCACCGAAGCCCGCAGCAGGGATACCGGCCGCTGCGAAGGCGTAACCGATTCCTTCCAGGTCAGCTTGAACAAGGTCGAGCCAGCCGTGGCGGATCGCTGCTTCAACCTGTTCACCAAACACAACCGCAGGTTTTCGCTGGCGGATAAGTTCTGACCAGACGGGCCAGAGGTGCCGGTCGTCTGCGGTTCCTTGCTGGTTTCCGGCTGCGCTGAATGGCTGGCAGGGGCAGCTTCCGGTCCACACAGGCCGGTCGTCGGGCCAGCCTGCAAGTCGGAGGGCATAAGACCAGACCCCGATGCCGGCGAAGAAGTGGCACTGGGTGTAGTTTTTAAGGTCGTCGGCTTTGACATCGTTGATGCTCCTTTCGTCCACGTCGCCCGGCGCAATGTGCCCCGCGGCGATCAGGTTACGCAGCCACTGGGCGGCGTAGGGATCAATCTCGTTGTAGTAAGCGGCCATTGAATTCTCCAGAAGAAAAAGACCCCGCCAGCCCACACAGCGCCGGCGGGGAAGGGCCGTCTTTTAGAACAGTGCTGCTGCGCCGCTGCTGCCACCGCCGGAACCTGCAGCCGGGGGCGGCATCTGGATGGCTTCGAAGTCATCCGCCGCGGCAATCCCGCCACCGGACAGGCGTTCGCCGTCCTTGGTGTGCTGCACACCCAGCAGCGAAGCGTTCACGCGCTTGCCGAACTGGTTGTCCTGCGCCCAGAACTCCAGAATGATATTGCCGTAAGACCCGGAGTAGGGCTTGCCGTCCGCCGCCACCAGGTTCTCCCGGTTCGGACCGATGACCAGCGGGCGCAGTTCGTTGCTGGCATTGATGAAGTAGTTGCCAGCGTAACCCGCGTGATCGCTCTTGGCGTCACCATCGTGCAGGCAGATGCGGTCGCCAGCCGCCAGTTGCTTCAGCACTTCTGGCGCTTTGGCAGCCCACTTGGCGGTTGCAGCTTCCAGCAGTGCCGCCTTGATCTCGGCAATCTGCGGATGCTCACGTCCGAAGATGGCGACGACACTGAACTTCTCTTTGCCACTGTCGTTGCCTTTGGCCTTGCCGGCGGTGAACAGGTTGTTGGTGAAGTTGAAACGGACATCGTTAATACGAACTCGGGTACCCATAGTGTGTTACTCCTAAAGTGACGGGGGAGAATGTTACGCTTGGCTCACGGTCCCGTCATTACCGCGAAATCATCTGCTTTAATCTTGGCGCCGGCGGGTTTGCGGTAGCCGGTCTTGACTGCCACCGAACACCGCTTGGCCTTCGCCGCCTGGCACCAGCGACATTGTTCTTCGCCCGGCACCGGCTCTGCTTCCGGCTGCCGCGCTTTGACTGCTGCCTCCTGCACATCCGCTGCAAAGTCCAAGAGATCAATGGCGCGAAAGGTGCTGCGCTTGACCCACTGCTCTGGATCCTCCAGCCGGGGTTGCACAATGGCCACTTCCACAGTTTCCGGGCAAAGGAACAGGGACAGCATAGCGCCAAGCGCGTACATTTTCAACTGCTTGTTGTCTTCCGCCGCTACCGGCACGCCAGTCCCGAACTTGAAGTCGGCCACCAGCAGGTGCTTGCCGTCTTCCGTCCAGCATACGAAGTCCGCCGTGCCGCCAGTGTCCGGGTCGATGCGGGCCAAGGCAGGCGCTAAGTCAATCTCAATCGCGTGTGTGCCTTTCTGTTTACGGCAGAAGTCTAGGTAGAACTGCACGCTGTCGGCATGATCGTCCAAGATGGCGCTGGCCGGCAGCTTATGCTTCAAACAATACGCCGCCACTGAGTGCGCCATGGTGCCAAGACTGGCGTGCGGGCTTTCAACATGCGGCACCCCTTCTGACAGCCGCACACTGGCTGGACAGTTCATCCAGCGGTGTGCGGCTGACGCTGACAGCTTGGCGTGAAACGCCATTACTGGTTTTCCTCGTTGGCGATCCAGCCCAAGATGAATGTGTCCACCGGCAGGTCAAAGGCGACCAGTTCGGACAAGCAGTAGAAGTAGTTAGCCATCGGATATTGCGGGCGGTAGTTCACTTGGTTGCCTCCTGCGCCGCAATCACGAACTGGCCGTAGTCTTCCGGCTTCATGTCACGCAGCCGCGACACGCCAAACAGTGCCATTGTGGCCTGCGCCGTTGGCAGCCCTTTGGTTGCGAACAAAGATTCCAATGCAGCCTGGGCTTGCTCTTGGGTGGCCGCAGCGGCCGAAGCGGGTTCCGTCGGCTGTTGCACGGAGTCAGCTGCGATTGTAGTCTCCTTCGGCGCTGCGGTTTCGGGCGGGGTGACTTCCGCAGGCACTTCTCCCGACGGTTGGGCATTGTCCGCTTCGGCGGGCGCCGGCGGCGTAGCCACCCCATTGTCTTTGTACGGCCCGCGCGCCTTGCCTGCATCCGCACGGGGTTTACGTTGTTTGCCAGCGAGTGCGCCTTCGGGCTTCGCCGGATTCTCAATGTTCGGCACCGGTGCGGCGCCCTTCATCAGCGAACCCAGTGTAGCGATAGCTTTCTCAATGCTGTCAAACTTAAATGTGACTTCGATCATTCGTTGTTTTCCTTATTTAAATAGATAATGGCTCTGCGAAACGAAGCAATGTTGTCCTTCATAAGCCCTAATGCCAAGTTGCACGAAGAGCACAGTATCCCTCGTACTTTTCCAGAAACGTGGCAATGATCTACCCGCCACCGGCCGTTTCCGTCTGGTTCTTTTGTTTTGCATACGGCGCACGCCCCGCCCTGTTCCTGCAGCATTGCGTCGCGCTCGGCAGAGCTTATCCCATACTTTCGTTTCAAATCGTATTCGGATTTATACGCGCTAACGGCTTCTCCGTTTTTTATGCGGTAATTTTTTTGCCATTGGCGGGCGTATGCGTTCATCCGTTTTCGATTCTTAATGCGGTATTGACGCCGATACTCAAGTAAATCTTCGTGATTTTTATAAGCCATGTTTTAATTAATACAACGCTGACAACTCTTTAACTCGACGCATTAACACTTGCTGCACGCCGTCATCAATCGTTCCCGGCACCGTGGCCACGTCAATCGTGACCTTCTCTTTTTTCTCCATGCTGACCAGCCGGTTGGCGGCCTGCACATTGTTACCACTGACCCAATCTAGCTCTAAAAAGTGGCCGTGACTGGCGGAACTAAGATCAATCGCCGTGCCACAACTCATAATATTCCCGGCAATAACTTGTGTCAAGCCACTACGAAAATTATTTTGTATCCGCTCCCGCTGCACCGGCGTCGTCTTGCCGGTAATCAGTTCGGTCTTTATATTAAGAGAATTCAGCAGCCGTGTCAAGTGCTCCAGTGGCTCGGTGTGCCAGCCGAACACCACGGTCTGCTTCAGCAGTTCGTTGCTGATGGCAAAGTCGATGTTCTTGGCCAGCGGCAGCACCTTGGACTGCGCCACGGCAATACGCTCGGCCTGCATCGAAGTCGGGTTGTCTTCCAGGTGCTCGGTGTCAATGCCCGCCGGCAGGTCAGCCGCGGTGGTCGGTGTGATCTCAAGGAACTGAAAGTCAATGGCCGGCATGTCCGGTGCCACATCCTTGCGGGTGCGGCGCAGCATCACGGTCGCCAGCAGGGTGCGCAGTTCCGGGATCATGGACTGCTTGGTGCCGCGGATCTTGTCGGCCCACTTGTCGTATACGCAGTAGCGTTCGATGAACGCCTGGTAATCCATGCCGACCACGCCAAAGGCTTTCAGCATCGGCCAGAGTTCGGCGGCGTGCTTCGGTGCGGGTGTGCCGGACAGCGGCCAGATGGCGCCGGCGGCTTGACCAAACCCGGTCTTGCCGTAGACCATGCGTGTGCGCTTGGCGGTTGGTGTCTTAGCAAAATGTGCTTCGTCCGGGATGAACACGTCGAACCGGGGCTGACTGAACCCTTCTTCCCACAGGGTCGTGGCCTTGTTGTAGGACAGCACCTGCGCTTTCGGCAGCGGACCCGACGGCCACCACTTTTCGATCTCCCGGTGCCAGTGGGGCACGGCGATGGCAGGGCACGTCACCAACATGGACTGCGCGCCCAGCTTGTGCGCAGCCATGATCGCTTGGCAACTTTTCCCGACCCGCATTTCGTCGGCCAGCAGGGCGCGCGTGCGCGCTGCTAGAAAATCACGGCCTTCGATCTGGTAGGGGCGGGGAGTTAGCACGCCGCTCTGCGGGTGTGAATGGCACTTATCGCAGCCGCACTGCGTTTAGTCCGCGTCGGAACATCACCCCGCCATTCTTTAGTGTTTTGCGCGACAAGCGGCTGCAAGGCTGCGTCGTAAGGCTCAAACACAGTAGCCGCATTCAAATACTCTTGGGCAGCTTCTAACTCCTTTAAACACAACGGATGGGTGGCCCCTAGTGGGCTTGTTGCGATACGGCGCCGCGACTTTGCGAGAAAGGCAAAAGCGTCCGCCCGGTAATCATCTGTAAAGCGGCGCCTAGCCTCTAAAACAGACAAATACACGACGGAATCAAACAAAAGCGTTCCACTCCGATAAGATAAATAGGAAGGAGACTCGACGCAGGCTAACGCCTCGGCCAGCAACTCGCCTCGGTGTTTAATGTGGGGGGTCTTTGCCCGTAAATTGCGTAGCGTCGCGTCCCGCCCGCGCTGAAAGTTAAACGCAAATACACTGCGTTGGGTTTGCCGAACCACCGCAAAACAACCTATGGCGTCAAGCAGACCTTGCGACAAGTCGCCGCAGAAGTCGCCAAACACCACATCAAACGGCTTTTTTGCGGGCCACGTTCTTACGGCATCCACAAAATCGCCTCGGATCGTCAGCACGTCTTTCTCTCGCAACTGTGACAGCACGGCGCTGTTGCGCTCCACTGATATTAGATTGTCTGCCCTGAACCCTTTGCTTACTGCTACCTCGCGGTCATAATCACCGGGGCCGGCCAAGTACAGCACAAGCGCGTCTTTGGCGGGAACCCTGAGCCTTGCTTTAATTTGGTTCCACACTGAGCGCCGCCAGTTATTTTTTGGACCGAACTTGTATTCTTTATCCGCGCCACTCATTTCCGCCGCTCCCGTATTGCCCGCAGGACTGCGGACTCGTCCAAGTCAAACTCCTGGCAGAACCAGACGAACGACCCTTCCTTGCTGCTGGCAGACGCGACCCAGCGTTGGGTCTTTTCCCATTCATCCTTCGCGTGCGTTACCGCTTCGGCCTTGGTCAGCTTGGCCAGCGACACGCGCGCGGCGAACACCGCTCGTAACACGTTTGCGTCTACGGTGTTGCTCACGCATATCTCCGTTTCAGGTAGTCGATTGAAAGTGCCATCTCGTCAAATTCGCCATTTTTAACTTGATGGAGAAGCCACATACCGCGCCAGTGGGCGTTGGTAAATGGCGACAGGTAGCTCATGTCGTGCTGGTAGAAGCTACCGCTGATGATCGCCGTCATCTGGCGCCCGTCAGCCCGCTTGCCGTACGCAATGTCCCGGCCCTGCTGGTGGCCGGCAATGGCGCTCATGTGCAGCTTGTTCAGGATGTCGCGCGCGGTCGTGATTGGGCGACCCAGGCCGCCGCTCGGGAAGTAGTGGCAGAAGGCCACGCCGGCAATGGCAATAGGCTGCATGAACGGGTGAACGTTCCAGCCATAGTCAGCCAAGTGCAGGTCGTCTTGCGAGATCAGCCCTTCCAGAAAGGCGTGCTCCTGCGTGATGCGATTGATGTGGTCTTCATGGTTGCCAAGGGTGAAGTGCAGCGCCGGCTTGTAGTTCTTGGCCAGCGCAATCGGTGTCATCAACAGTTCCATGCCTTGATGGAAAGCGTCAATGTCCCGGCGGTAGCGCAGCCCTTCAAACTTGCGTTCCCCGCGGCCAAAGCGTGACAGGCTGGGAAAGTCGCCAAAGTCGCCACCACAGACAATCACGTCCGGGCGCTTCTCTGCCAGATACTGCCCGCACCAGGACAGGTGCCGCATGTCAACGCCCGGCATGACCTGCGCGTCCGGGATGTAGGCAATCTTTAGTCCGTGCTTCGGCACCTTGATCTTAATGTGTTGTACCACATCTATGGCTCGGTTCATGGCGGTTGATACCGGCAAAGGGCCGGCGCCCTTGACCTTCAGCCAATACTTGCGGTCATTCTCCCGTTTCTTGGTAACGTCTTTATAGGGCATCATTTCACCCCGTTCCGGGTATTTGCCGCTTTATTCTCCAGCAGCTTCTCCAGATTGCCCATCGCGCGCCAGGCCAGCTTGGTGGCGTGCAGCACCCCGTCAGTGTCCACTGGCACGCCCATGGCGTCGTCCAGCATGTGCCGCACCAGTGCGTCCATCTCGTCACCGGACTTCGACCGATCCCAGTAAAGAGGCTGGCCAGGGTTGTGCTGTTCGTTACCGATCTTGGACAACTGGGCCACGGCGATCATGCCGCGGGGGAAATATTTGATGAACCCGCTGTACACCGGAATGGCTTTGCGGGCGGCAGCGTCGGTCGGGAGGGTCATTTTGGGAGTTCCTTTCCATTCCAGTGCATTGGTTTATGGTTCAACGATAAGCATACCGTGGATCGGATGCGGTTGTCAACTGCTTGGACTTGAGCGGCAGCGTGTTCACAGGCGATAATGCCTTTGAACGGCCCGATCTGCTGCGGGTGCGGCACGCCGGATGCCGTGACAATGTAGGCGACGTACAGGATGTAGATCACTTGCGATGTATCCGCATAGCCAGCAGGCAGCCCAGGCCGGAGCCAATACCAATAGCCATGATGCCCGGCAGCGTCGGCCCGACCGCGGCGATGTAGCCTACGATGTAGAACTCGCACGCCGTCATACCCAAGGATGTGGGCAGGATCCACCGCTGCGCGTCCCGCACCACGTTGATCTGCTGCATGGCCTTCAAACAGATATAGACGAAGGATGCAGCGAAGGCGGCGAGGTAACTCACGTCTTCACCAACAAGTAAGTCCAGAACAACACCATCTGGATGGCACCGAACACCCGGCCATGGTCAGGTTTGAAAGCGTAGTATTCATGGATTAGTTGCATAATGCCGGCGCCCAGGCCCATGTACAGCAACTGATCTGCAATCGAGGGGATCATGTCGTCTCACTCCCATAAAGTGCCAGCAGCGCCGCTTCTGCCCGGCCATCGTGCTTCTTTAATGGCCACAGGTGGGTGAACTCGGGGAACCTGCGACTTGCTTCCCCGCGGCTGGCGTCCTTGTTCTGGCCGAGCAGCCCATATTTTCGTTTCCACACCTGCGGCGGTACCGTACGTATTTTAATACCACAGGCTGCAATAATACCGTGAATACAACCTGTTGTAAAGCCAAAATTAAATGCGGACGTGACGCCCTGGCCGGGCATGGTACCGACCTGTTCAACCACGGCGAACTTGATTAGTGGGCGCTGTATCTCCAGCCAGGCAGCCAGTTGATACGGGTCAATCTGGCGTTTCTCTTTCTTGTTGACCGTGCGCGTGGTGGTCGGAATGTCAAACACATCCACGGCGCCTTTGTGGAGCATCGCCATGCAGCCAGACAGGCCAGGGTCTACCCCGAGGATCCAATTATTCATATTAGTAGCTCTCCAGCCCCCGGTCAAAGGCCCATTTGTTGGGGTCTATTGGCTCCTTGTCCAGCGCGGCGAGGGCGTTGCAGATCGGGCATCGGGGATTGTTGATTTCTCCCCCGTGTTCCTGCTGCACAGCCTCGACCAGCGCGACGATTTCTTTGGCGTGACTGCGGAGGAATACTCCAGCCATTGCGTTATTAGCGTTTGCTAGGACTGCGGTGAGTTCGGTTAGGAAGGTCATTTCACTCCCCCACCAAAAAGCCAACAAGAAACCCGATGATGCCGCCAGCCACCAGCATTGCCACCGCAAAGCCCAACGTAATCAGTCCGTCAAGAAAATCGCTGGTTACGCAGTCGCACCGACGGCCCTGATCGCAATTACCGTTGCACATTTTGATTATCCTTTTTCCACTGTTCCCAATAGTCAGCCAGGTCGGACGATCCGTAATGGTCATACCCCCGGCAATGCAGCATTTCATGCTCCAATACATCAAGCCACAGGTATATCCGGCAGCGCATCTCGTCAAAATTGACCCACATGCAGCCAAGCGCAGGCCCAATTAACAGCACTTCGGCCACGTTGCGTCCGCACTTTTCCTGAGTTTCCCAAAAGCCATTGCGCTCAACAGTTATTTCCAGCGCAGGCCAGTCAGCCGGCGGCAGCTTATGCTCGTTGACAACTGTGCAGCCGGTCATCGCCAGTAAAGCAGCCGCGATTACCGCGCGTTTCATTCGTCATCTCCCGGCGCCTGCCGTTTCTCCGCTTTCTCTCGCTCCGCTATTTCAAAATTGACCGAACAATAGCCAAAGCATTGCACGCAGTCGCAGCCCATCATTGGATTGCCACGCCGGCCAGTATCGAACACCTGGCTCACTGGTTTTTCAGCTTGCGAGATAAACCGAACGACTTTTTTCAGGCCCATAATGTTGTCTCCAATTATCAAAGGATACGCGATTACCGCAGGACTGTCAATGTTGCCCGCGGGCGTTGACTTGCGTATTTTCCGCAGCAGCCACCCAGTACAACCCCTTCAATACGGCGGTTGCGTCTGGTAGATTACCGCATACTGCGATAATCCGCTCGGCCATGCGGTCCTTGGGGTTACTCGGATCCGCGGTCTTGATGACCAGAAAGCTGTCGCCCTGGGGTTTGATATGGTAGCTCATTCGGCCACCACATAATCGGCGGGTTTGTGCTTCAGCGCATCGCAAAACTGTTTGATGTAATCCGCGGCGCTGGCGTCCGGGCGATTACCCCAGTCCGGGTAGACGTGCTTGTGCCGGCCATCGGAGTTCTGCCCCTTGCGTACTTCGGCCATGATCTTGGCGATGGCCTTCTGCGCGCTCACGCCGTCGATCTCGCGGATCACTTCGCCATTCTTGAGCACCATTACCGGCTCAAAATCCGCTTCCGGCTTTCCGGCCTTCGTTTTTACCTTCACTTCAGAAACCGTGCAGCCAGGCAACATGGCGCGCACATCGGCCAAGGTCATCTCGTCAGGTGCGATTACTGTGTATTTACGCATGATCTTTTCTCCAATTAAAAAGGTGCATCATCAATATCCCCGGCGATTACCGGGGGTTTCACAGACCTGCCGCGATTACCGCGCAGGCCCATAATACTGGACTTTTTGGCCGTGTCAATACTTCGGTCCGCGATTACCGGCGGATCCGATGGATCAGGCGCGATTACCGCATCAGGAAATGGCCAGGATTCGGGCAGATTTACCATAGATTCCAGGGCTTTACGGCCGGGTTAAAACGCCAATAAATGCGCAGGGCTTTCCGGCTGTACGCCGTATCGCCATGCGCGGCCGCCACCTCGGCATGAGCCTGCAGGTTAAGTAATCGCCGGCGCCGTAGCGCCGACAGGTTACGCCAAAGCATTAGGACAGCCCCAAGGCCGCGCCAATAAACAGCAAGACCAACGGCAAGGCAATCACGCACCCGGCCGCCAGGCATTCGCCTAGCCATTCGTAGAGGGTTTCCGGTTTCATTGTTTACCTTTCTTTTTCGCTGCACGTTTAGCGGCGACATGTTGCCGGACTGCCATGTCAAAACATGCTGCTAACGTCGTATAAAATACGGTGCGCGTGCGTTCAGGCCGAAACCCGATAACGTCGCCAGGCTCCAGAATGACCACGAAACGGCGGCCGCGGTGTGTGCCGATTGTCCGGCGATTGACTGTTTTGTTAAGAGGCGTCATTTCAGGCACCGTGCATACTTCGCAAGGTTTCTGGCGCCAATCCGCCGTTGGTATTCGCGGGCGCTGCAGTCTTCATTATTTGCAGCATCCAGAAAATCAAGGGCAATTTTTTGCTGATCCTTGTTTTCCAGGTTGATCCATTCCGCGGTAAAAACCTGCTCCAAGATACCGCAGGCGTGCCCGGTCATTATTGCGCCGTATTTGTCCATGGTTGCCACTCCTATCAGATAGTGCGAAACCCGCACCGCCTAGCGCCCTATTACTAAGGCGCTGGCCGTTGGGGGTTTATCGGAACCAAATTTGCGCGAGGCCGCGCCCTAACTCTTTTCGCGCCGTATTACGTATCCTGTCCCCGGCGCCGTCCCCGCTAACGGTATCGGTGCGCCAGTAATCCCACAGCACGGCAGACAGCACGGCGCAGACTGCATTGCGGTATTCAGTCGGGAAATATTGCCCGGTGCAGTAGTCAATGCGAAACCCGCCGGTGTCGGTACGTGTGATTGTGAGGCGGCCGGAAAATGCAGATTGCGATGCTTTGATAATGTCGTCCGCAGTGATACTGTCGCGCCATGCTACGGCATTTATCAGGGTTTCGGCATGATGCCGTGATTTTGTGATACTGCGCAATTCTGAGCGGTACGCGGTGACGTCGCCGTAATTGCCAAATTCCAAGCCCGGACGTTGGCGCACAAAGGCGCCAAGGGCGTTTAATAGATTCTCTTTGTTCTTTTCCATGATATTTCCTTTTCAGATTATCGCCAGTTGGCGAAGTGTGTGAATAACAGGGCGCGATATTAACGCGCCAGTGATAACGCAAGACAGCAGGATAAGGATTAGCATTTGATTGTCTCTTACCAATCAAATGCTGTGCATACCGGGCCGCAGCCGCTGCGCTTGCAATCATGCGCACGAATAGCTGCAATGTGCGCAGCCTCTTGCGCTTTTCTCTGAGAGCCGCGCCACTGAATCGGGGCAGCGCCGGCTGCGAGTTCGATACATCGCGGGCAGTCTTCTACCCTGCGGCCGAATACTACTTGGTGCGTATGCTTGGTTGCCATTTTGTGCCCTTTCATTTCGTTATCGAAGCGCTACTGTTGCCAAGGCTAAACCAGCGTTTATTTGCTGTCAAGGGGTTTATTTAATTATTTAATTGTTTATTTTGGGCATGAAAAAAGGCGCCGAAGCGCCTTAAAATCAGCAAGTTAGGGTTATTTCTTGGCGTATTTTGCGTGCTCTGCCGCCACTAATTCGTCGTATTCTTGCTGATTAATTCCTAGCGCATCCATCAAATAGGCCGGATTTAATTCTGCCGCGCATATCATTTCAATCCATTTGCGCAGCTCTGGCGCGTGCTGCTCTAACAACCAGCAATCGCCGCCACTCCGGCAACGGTTCATGTGGACTATCCATGTCAAGTTCGCCGCCTTGCGCCCCTTGAACCATGGCGCCTCGCAAATAATCTTTACATTGCGATACAGGGGCATTTCGTCTCTGAAGTCTCGCACGTACAATTTGACGCCAGGGCGTTCACCGATGCACGAATCAGGATCAGGAATTATTAGCTTGGGCATTTCGTTACGTCTCCTATAGTGGGTTACGTATCTAATATACCATACAACGGTCTATTTTGCGCCTCGGTATGGTGTTCCGGTAGGATGGGTGTATAGCCTATAAGGCTACACCCCAACCGTACCGAGGCAAAACCCGAACGAAAAAACCCTATTGGCAACCCTATAGTATATCGGCGCAGTCGCTTTTGCGCTATGTGCTATCCTTTTTAAATGGGTCATAGAATCAGTCCAGAGAAACATCAGACAGTTGCCGACAACTGGCCGGCAATTCTTCAGGCAATCCGCGACGGCGCCCGGATTGATCACACGGCCGCCTCTTATGGCCTGGTGCGCGCTGACCTTTGGGTATACCGCAATGGTAAGCCGGACCTTGTGGCGGCCTGGTATGACGCCATAAAGGATTCTGCGGATTCCTTCGTCGATCAAATGGTCGATGTAATGGGTGAAGCAGACACTAACGCCAAAGGCGCAAGGGTTAAGGCCGGAATCCTTCAATGGATAGCAGAAAAACGGGATCCAGATAGATATGGACAGCGTACGCGTGCTGACATCAACGTGAAGACTGTGGATCTAACGGCAATCATCCGCGACGCTAATGCGCGCCTAGCCGCAGCCAAAGAGCCTAGATTGATTGAGGGTGAAAGGATTAATACTGCAGACGCTGACAATGCCCGTGCGCGCACTCAGCAGGTAATCACTCACGCAACGCTAGAAGCTGCAGGTCTGCTGTAATCCCATGCTGCACTGCTCCGGCCTGATAATGACCTGCAC